ATGTTGGGATCATGGTTCACCCCGCGCTCAGCCAACCAATGCCGGGCGCCATTGGTCGACTTTTTCAACCACGCCGCAGCCAAGAGCCTCTGCCCGGACAACCCAGCGGCCAGCACCATCAAACGAGTCGAGAAGAAGCAGCGCAAGCGGCACACCGTTGAGGGCCTGAAGGCTATCAGGGAAAAGTCGCCTGCCTGGCTACAGAACGCCATCGGCCTGGCGCTTATCATCGCTCAGCGGCGGACCGACATCCTAGACATGCGTTTCGAGGGGCAGAAGATCTGCGGGTCATGCGAGCGAGGGCATGACCAAAAACTACCAGCGAGACCATGATGAAATCATCTGGTCCGAGGCAGTTCCGGACCTGAATATCTGCGAAGTCACTGGGTAGTTTTGTGCAGGTTTTGCGCAGGCACAAAAAAGCCGATTCATCTTATCGGCTTAAGTGACTGATTTTACTCAGGAATAAATGGTCGGGACGGAGTGATTCGAACACTCGACCCCTAGCACCCCATGCTGGCGGGAGTCCGGAAAATCCTTTCATAGCAACATCTTACGTGGGCGCCCACTGCAATCGACGCCTAACGATGCTGAACCGGGATTAACGAATCCCCGCAAATCTCCCTACAGTCTTTCGTCGAGAAAGTCCCTCCCCGGCGTCCTGCCGACGAACACCACTCCCCAAACCTGCAACACCTCGATTACTGTACGCGCATACAGTATTTGAGATTCACGCTATGAACGTAGACATGGACACCGATGATTGGCTCGGCTGCCCCACCCCCCTTGAAATGTACAAGCACCAATGCTCAATTCTCGTAGATGAGTTGGTGGAGACTGAGCGCATGCTGCGTAGAGCGCGGGTGAATATCGCCGGCCTGGTGCAGATGAATGACCTACTGATGACAGGAAAGGATCAGGCGGAGACCTCCTTGAAAGACGCCCTATCCCAAGTAGCTGCCCTGAACCTGGAAACCTCACGCCAGGGCCGCAAGTTAAACGGGCTTGCGATAATCACGGAACAGAGGGACCACCTTCTCAGGGAAAATCAGCGATTGCTGGAAGAGCTGCGGGCACTCAAGGGGCCACAGCCCTGACGTACGCCTGGCAAGCACGCAAGGCGATTATGGCGTTGTCCCCGTCGTCGGTGATGGCGACAATTCGTTGCGCATGCGCTCGGTCAAGTTGGGCTCGACGGGCTGCATGAACCACGCCGACGGCGCCGGGGGCGGTAGGCACGTTGCAGCTACTGGCTGAATCCTCGGCAAGGAGGACTGACAGCCGGACATCAGCAGTAGCAAGCTGGTCACGCAGGCGAGCTTGATTGCGTTGAGCATCGGAGAGTTCCTTGGAATGTTGTTGGTCCAGGGTGGCGAGCTGCCGCTCGGTGGCCAGGCGCTTGTCCTGCTCTGCCCGGGCCTGGGCGGCGGCAGCCATGGTGATCCTGGTCAGGTCGTCCTGGTGCAGCCTGGCCTGCTCGGCCATCTTCTTGCCCAGTCGCCAGTCCTGAACCTGCCAAGCACCGCCAAAGCCGATTGCCAGCGCAAGCAGGATTTCCAGCCCTAGGCCGATCAGCTTCTGTACCGGCGTCATCACGGCACATCCTTGAAGAAGACATGGTGACCAAGGCGCAGCGTCTGCGTGGCCTTCGCCGCCCAGGCCGGGGCCTTCGGCATTGTCGTTGCGTAGTAGTGCGTGGCCCCGCCGGTTGGATCCGGTACCGCGCCTGACATCACCTGGCCAGCCGCACGCTGTGCCTGGGCGAACTGCGCCGCCGGTATCTGTTTGGCGCCGCTCAGGTAGGCGTAGTTCGGGTCGTTCGTGTTCCAGCAGCTGAACTGCCACGGCTTCAGGCACACACCGGCGTAGCCCTCACCCCACCACGACTTGGCTTTGCCGTCGAACACACGGTTGCGGATGGTCCAGGCCACGGCGATCTGCCCGTCCAGCCCCTCACCGCGAGCTTCGCCCCACAGCGTGCGCGCCAGGATGTCCCGGTCTTTCTCGGTTGCGTTCATACTTTTCTCCAGGCGAAAAAAAACCGCACAAGGCGGTGACGGTGTCCAGGTCGGCGATCAGGCCGGAACCACGGGCCACTCGATAGCATCCGGGTAATGCTCTTGCTCGGGCACTCGGCTCAGCGCAACGCGGTACTTCTTCCAGCCCTTGAGCAAAGCAATCTCGGCGTCAGTGGCTTCGTCCACATCGACCGCATCCTGCAGCGGCGCAACGGCGTAATCCGCGACGGCACGCAGACGGATGATCTCAGCCTGGGCAGATTCCAGAGAGTTCACAACAATCGGCGGAAGGACCGGCACTTGTTCCAGCGGAATATCGGGCACAAGAATGTGAAGCGTGACCATCGTTTTCAGGTCGTAGGGCTCGCCATCCATGGTAACCACCACGGTCAACAGGCCTTCAACGAAAGCAATATCGACCTTGGCGGTGTTCTCCGAAGGATGCAGCGAGTAGCCCCAGCCCTGGTCCAATGGCGGAAAAGGAACCATGCCCAGGGTGCCCGTGACGCAATACACCCCAACACCAGAGCGGTAGCTGTCGACGTCTGTACCGCCCAGCGAGGTCAGATCGAACTTCGCGCCGGTCTCGCCCACGATATTAATTGCTGCTCTTGCCATGACTAAATCGCCTTGAGGGTTCCATCTTGGGCACGGGTGGTATTTGTTGTGTCGTATATCTGCCGCCACCCAAGCGGGATGCCACTTGCGTTCACCTGGCGCCAGTACAGACCGGCGGCGGTCTGGTAAACGCCAGCAACGATGTCAACAGCCCAAAGGCTGTTATCCGCAAACCTTGAGCGAAACCCAACCGCGTTAGGTGCGCCAGGTGCGCCGCCTGTAGTAGTGCCGTCCAGATGGGAGATGAACCGGCTGCCATCAAGCGCGAAAGAAGAGTTGCCCACAACAGCCGCAGAAGCAGCTACTTCCATTACATTACCTTCATTCACGCCTACATTTCTATTGGATGCAGTGCCCAACAGAGAATTCCTGTTGTAAAGCTCCTGGGTCATAGCGTTAATTTTTACGGCAGTACTGCGAGTAGTGTCGCCGCCAGCGCCTGTTGGGGCCGTGCCGATGTTTATTTCTTGCCTTGGCATTTAAGCCTCCTGGGTGGGTTACACATCAAAACTCGAAAACCTTACAAAAAACCAATATCACGTGATCGGCTTAGCAAATGTAACTGAGATATATAGATATATTGAGTTTGCTACCCCCTCAACAAAAGGAACGATTCTGTTGTTCTGGTAATCCCAGGTGCAATAAAGCTTGCAGAATCTGGTAGATGCTCCCCCCACATCCATACCTATGTTGTTTACCAGCATGTAATCACCGGTATTCAATGGCGATGTGGCAGTCCAGCTCGACTTAGTTGTACCCTGTCCAGTGGATGAAGATCCTAGGTAGGTCCAATCGGTAATCGTCCTGGTGAATTGGGCACATGGAGTACCGCTATCAATTAACAGATTGGCAGATGGTCCCCACAGCCTGAACCCATAAGTTGCGACAGGTCTAGCTTGAAAGGCTGCAACGAAGAAGCTTCCAGCTCCGTCGACCAAGAATGAAAATCCTGTCCAGTTGCCTGGAGTTCCAAGGATCGTTACATAACTGAATGTGCTTGTTGCGTCCGGCCTAACAAAAACCAAAGGAGGCTCTTGAGTGGTGATAGCGGGCGAGAAGGTGGCTCCGCCTGAATACCTGCCTTTTTGTAGAATAGACAGCCTCGAATATTCTGAATCCAATGTAACTACATCGGATCCATTCCTGAACTCCATGCCGTATGCCATTCATCTGTACCTCATCACCATCAATCGCTGAGTACCTAACGCCATAGTCGCAGTCGGGTGGGACCGATTGGCAAACCAAACATAAACCCCGCCTGAGACGACCTGAGTATCAAATTGAACCGCATAAGAGTCCTGGGCGTTTGGGTCTTTGGGATATGCACCCGCTGGAATACATATAGCCGAGTGGGTGCTCGGCTCTACTCCAGGCAACGCTATAAACGTGTTCCTTGGTCCTGAGTTATTAGGAGGCGATCTTGTGATTAGTGACGAGTGTATGATCCTCACTGTAAACGAGGTTTCATCAAGCTCTAATGCACCAGTCGCCCCCCATACCCTTATCCCGTAGCTCATGCTGACAAATCCCCCCACTGGAATCGTTTGACGTTGTTTTCATCAAACACTTTCCCGCCGCGATTATTGATAACTTGCCGGGCGTCACCTCCGAATGCACCGTTGATCTCAAAAGTCCCGTCGAAGAACAGCTTCCAGCCAGCCTTGCCTGGGTCATAGTTGTTCGACTGGATGTAGTTACCGATCTTAGCGTTGGTGATCGTGCCGTCCTCAATGAACGCCGACTTGAGAAACGCCTGCCCCCCCTTCAAGGCGAAAGGAACGGAGCCGGCCTGCTCAATAGCGAATAAATCGGCGCTAATGATGAACTGGCTCTGGAGGCCGCCTGGGCCATTCTCAAGCCCGAGACCGATGCCGGCATACTTGTAGGTACCGGTGGAGGATTCGTACTGCAAACGCACCGACCAGTTCAGTGTGACCTTGCCGTCCACGGTCTGGATCGCGGTAGCGTTTGTCTGGATGGCGGCAGTGTGGCCGTTGACCGTGTTTTTAACCGTCTCGATGCTGGACGACAACGCGCCGTCGGCATTGATTCGGGCGGTTTGCTCAGCGACGACCGCAGCGGCGTTATTGGCTACCTTCACTTCCACTGTGTCGGTCCGCTGCCCCTGCACCAGGTCACCCTCGATCAGGGCGGACTGAACGGACCAAACGCCGACGTAGCTCTCCTCCGAACCGATTAGCGCCGTGTCATCACCCTGGAGTGGTGGATTGACCTGCAAGTAGATGCCGTCAACCCGCTGCGCCGTGGTGGTGACCTTGCCGTCGAGCGTGGTTACCGTGGCTTTGAGGGTGCTTAACCCGCTGGCCGTAGCGTTCACGCCGGTGACTGGGTCGTTGACCGTCACCTTCACCGCATTGAGCTGTTGCGCCTGGGCGGTGATGTCTTGCCCCTGCTGGTTGATCGTCGCCGAGTTCTGCTGAACCTGCGTTACCAGGGCATTCACCGTCTGCGTTACCGTGCCGATGTCGGTCCAGTAGGTTGCGTTCGGTGGTGGGTTGTTCGCCGGTACCGGGCCGTTGGCCTGATACAGGTGCTGGCCCATGCGGACGATATCGTTAAGCGCGTATGCCTTTGCAGGGTCGTACTCCAGCGCGTCGACGATCTGGTCAATCAGCCCTTCCAGCTCATCCTTGGCCGCTTCGATGCGCCCATTGACCGAGCCAGGGCCGTTGCCGTCGATAAGGTCAATGCGCTCCTTCAGCAGTTGCCCCAGGGACGTCTCGTCAATCTGCCCCTTGATCTGCTCAAGGATCGGCCCGGCATCCGAGCTGGCCTGGCCCATCACCCCATTCACCACCGGATAGAACGGACCGATGTTGCCGGTACGGTCCACCAGGCGCGCCCAGAAGAACAGCGTAGCGCCCGCCAGCAGGGACTGCATACGGTAGTCGGCCTGCGGATATGCCAAGTCGGCCAGCTTCGTCGCGGCCGCCAGGTTGTTCGCCGGGCCATACCAAAGCTCGGTGCGCTGGGTATCCTCGGCGCCAGCAGGGAAGCCCCACTTGATGCCAATCCCGAACAGCTCGCTGGTGGTGGTCAGGAACGACACCGCCGGCGGCAGGCCGGTCTTGCCTTCCAGGTTGGTCAGGCTGGAGTTTTTCCAGATCGACGAGATTTCGAACGCGCTCACCGCACGCACCCGGGCCAAGTAGGCCCCGGAGTAGATGCCGGTGACGTCCACGCTCGTCGAACCAGTACGCTGCACCTTGATCCAGTTGCCGCTGTCCTTGCGCCACTCCACGTCATAGGCGACGGCGCCAGCAACAGCGGGCCACGAGATGTTCATGGTGCTGATAGCAATGCCCTGGTTCACCGCGTAGCTCGACGTCAGTGTGACGCTGGCCGGCGGCGGTACCACGGTGATCGGGATAACGCTGATCGGGCGCTCTTCCAGGCGTGCGCCAGTGTCGATGTGCGCAAACTTGCTCGGGTCGTACTGAACGGCCGAGATTTCGAACACGCCAGGCTCTGGTCTGGCCACGCTGAACACCCGGTAAAGCGGGACTGCCAAGTCATCAGCATCGAGCGCCCACACCAGTTCCGGCTCAGGTGTCACGGAGTAAGCCACGGTGACCGTAACCTGCCGCCCGCTGACGAGTTGCACGGTGCGGGCCTCGCACTTGCCGTCAGGCAGGTTGAGGATCAGCCGGTCGCCCTGCTTGGCCTGGGTGTCGCGATCAAGGGTGATGACCTTGCCGCTCACAGCCGAGATGCGCCCGCCAATGGCGCGGCCAGCCAACAGCTCGTCAGCAATCGGGATCACGTAGCCAGGCAGCGGGATACGGCCATCCAAACCAACCTTGAAGGTTACCGCCCGATCCTTGGAGTTCGTCAGCAGCGCCCACTTACCGCGGCGCTGGGCCTCGGATTCGCGGGTACAGCCGATAGCGCTGATCTCCAACGGGTTATCGCCGTAGCGCCGCTGCAGCTTCTGATCGGTCACGGCAGTGACGTCGGTGTCGTAGTTGTTCAGCGGGTTGTCGTAGCTGACCAGTGCACGGGTGTAGCGGGTGCGCTCAGACGCGCTCGAGTAGGTGAACTTGCCGTCAATGACGTTTGCACGGGTGTAGGCAAAGTCGAAGTCCGTTGCCCGCGGCATATCCGCGAGAGTGAACACCTGGCCTTGGGCCCAGTAGGTCATGCCTCGGTAGATCGCCGAGATATCGCGCAGCAGTGACCAAGCATCGGCCTTGCTCTGCAGGTTCAAGTTGCAGATGAAGCGCGGCTCCTGGCCACCCTTCCCGTCCGGCACAAGCTGGTCGCAGTATTGCGCGATTCGGTACAGCTCCCACTTGTCCACCATCCACGGCTTGATGCGCCGGCCAAGGCCGAAGCGATCAATGGTGGTAATGCCGTAGGTAGCCCAGGTAGGGTTATTGGTATAAGCCTCCTTCAATGTCCCGTCCCAAATTCCGCTATATGTGCGCGAAACTGGGTCGTAGTTGCTTGGGACTGGCCATTTGCGAGCCTTGCAGCCGACGGTTACCGCCGGAATGCTGCGAAATTGCTCAGCGGAGAACTCGATGTAGAGCAGCGCGGTGTTCGGGTAGCGGATCTTTGCGTCAATCACCTCGGTGAAGCCGGCGATCTGCATAGTGTCGGAAATTTTGTTGTTGTTCTGGTTGGGCGTAATCCGGGTGATACGCATCAGCCAGCCGGTAGCGGCCTTTGGCAAATCGATACGCCGGGTGCGCTCATACACGCTGGTGGTCTTGCCATCGACAGCTTCGCTCAGCACCTGCTGATAAGCGCCACCGTCAGTGGCCAACTCAACCTTATATTCGATTCGGTACCCGTTGATGTTGCCGCCGGCATCCACGGACTGGAGTGCGGGCCAGGCAAACCGCACGCGCACAGCGGAAAGCTGGGTGTTGTTGATCGCCCTAACCCATGGGGTGCCGCTGCGCAGCTCGGTGCTGATTGTGGTCTCGTTCTCTACCGATGGGATGCCCTGAATATAGGTCTGGTCCACGGCCCCGGTGCGCCACTCCCACTTCACATTCGGGAAGTTCATGTTGCCCTGCGGATCTTGCAGCGGGGTGTTGTCGAGGTAGATGTCCCTGGCGGTCGGCGTGCCTTCGAATTCACCCTCGCCCACGGCGATGAGCATTTTTGCAATGGCAACCGAGCGCAGACTGTCAGGGGCTTCCGTTGGCGTTTTGGGCTTCTCTTCGCCGCCCTTGGCGCCGTGGATATCAATCTTGCGTGCTGCACCCATGCTTTCCTCCAGGCAATAAAAAACCGCCTCTTGGGCGGCTGCAATGTTGCGGGTTGCGGCTACATCTGATCTTCGGCGTAGATGGCGGCACTGATGATTGCGCCCCCCCAGCGCCGTTCGCCGATACAAAGCGGTACCGGGTTGCCGGATGCTGTGGTGTTCTTGGCGCTACCGAAGGCGTAGCCGGGGGTATTCTCTGGGGCCGCGCTGGTCTTGAGTCCGCCGGCCTGGGGGCTGAGCATTTGGATTACGCCGCCCGCGACCATGCCAATGCCACCAGCGATCAAGGCGGCGCCTATGGGGGAGGCAAGACCAAATGACATACCGCTAACGATAACCCCGGCGACAACCATGACGGCGCCCACGATTGTCTGTAGCAGTCCGGCACGCTTTGAGCCGGTGATGACGGGTACGATTCTGATTTCCCCTCTGCCGTGAAAGCAGAGCTCGTCCTCACCAATGTTTTTCTTTCCTCGAAATACGGCGAACTCCAAGCCTCTAGATTTGGCATTCGATAGAAACCTCTCAAAGCCAGGGATTTGCACGCAGAGTGCCTTTATCGCCTCTGCTGGGCTCCGGACAGAAAGCCTGTATTGTTTTCCGAACTGACGCAGCATTCCACCGAGTCGGATCGTTTCGATCGGCGAGCAAGCAGTAGTAAGTGCAGACATTGTTTTTTCTCCAGACAATAAAAAACCGCCTCGTGGGCGGTTATTTTCTGACTTAGTTAGATGCAGGTCTTGGCGGCATCCTTCCAGCCACTGGTCCCTGCCCAGTCCACAGGTAGAAAGATTTTTACCATGGATCCACCTTTCGATTGATCAATAACCGCAAGCGCAACTACCCCTGTGAAGGCCGTCGAAGCGGAAATTTTGTAACCAGTTTCTGTCTCAATAGAGCTGGTTGACGGATTAATCTCCTGCCACTTTGGACCGAGGCAACGAGAATATTGCTGCGGCGTCTTCTGGGAGCTCGCAGAAAATGCTGGAGCTCCCTCCTGCATCCCAGACGTCGAACACCCTGCCAGCATCGCCACAGCTACCGCCGCTATCAAAATCCGCATGATCGATCCTCGCCCTGAAAATACCGACTGTATCACCGAGCGTCACGGTGGCGAAGAATCAGGCGTGCACGGTCATGCCAGGGCCCACCGTAGACGATGATCTCGGACGGCCTGCCGTAAAGGTGGTGCAGCATGAATGGCCCAGGGCCGAAGGTAGCGGAATCCTCACCAGGCAGCGCCGGATCGGTGCCCAGGTATATGCCTGCGTGGTTCGGGTGCACCGTCCGGCCAACCTGCATAACGATCATGTCACCGCGCTGAGGACTGTCTACGCGCAGGAAGCCGGCAGCCTCGTAATGCTGTTCGTAAAGACTGGGGTTTTCCGCCCTCTCCCACCAGCCATCGATGCGCTGGAAGGTTTCAAACTCAAGCCCCCACTCGCGCTGATACCAATCTGCGCATACAGCCCAACAGTCCCAAACTCCATGAACAAACGGACGCTTGAGCAGCGGTACGGCGCCAGACGGCGTGATCGTCCTGAGGTCTCCTTCGGGCCAGGAGAGAATGTGCCAGGGCAGCGCCGTGACCTCGCACATGGCCAGGTCGTGCGGTGACGGCCGACTGGTGGCGTCTGGGTGGGAGTGGACGATGCCGATCACCTCGCCCAGGTCTTCCGCAGCGGCGTAGTCCTCTGGATCAAGCCTGAACTCTTCGTGAGGCTCCGTGGAGATGTTCTTACAGGGGAAGTACTTCTGCGCGCGGCCCATGGCAAGCAACAGACCGCAGCACTCTCTCGGGTACTCGGCGGCAGCGTGCGCCTGGATCGCCGCAACGATGTGCTTGCGCATGGTCAGCTCCGGGCAATCAGGGAAACGGCGGGGAATCCACCAAATGACAGTTCGTTGTTCTCGCCGAAGCGCAGCTTGCAGGACGATAGGCAGCCCTTGCATTGGTCCCGGGCGGGATCGGTCGTTGGGTTGTCCTCGTCGTCAAACATCGCTGGGCCGGTATAGCCGCAGTCCGGCCCGCGGTAACCGTTGGTCATGGCCCAGTGGCAGAAGGTCGTCATCTGTCGCCCAGGCAGCCCGTGGTTATCGATCTCGCCCGGCGAGGACAACTCCCAGACCACCGCCTCGCCGTCTTCGCTGGTTTTCTGGTCGATGTACCAGATCTCCAGCGCCTCCTGGGTAGGGTCGGCCGTTGGGTTACCTTCTGGAAAATTCACCGCATCCAGGTACTGGGCCAGCGTCTCGCGAACGGTCAGCTTGAACTTGAGCATGTCCTCGAATGCCAGGCACAGCGCTGTGACACGCCCATTGATGTTGCCGGCGGCGAACGTTGGCCTGGTAGCCGATCCATCGCTGTTAGAGCCAATACCTTCAACCTGCACAGGCCAGGCGGCGTACTCGGCACCCTGCCACCAGATCGACTTGGCTGGGAGCTCCTCTTCCACCCCCTCATAAGCCAGAAGCTCATCCGGCGTGTGCGGTATGGCGTGCCCGTGAAAGCGCAGATAATCGGCGCCGTATTCAGTCCCGTCGATTTCGAACAGGCGAATCTCGCCGCCGGGCTCCAGTTTTTGGATGTCCGCGATCAGTGCCATATATAACCTTTAGGGTTGGAAGTTTTGTTCGAAGGTTGCGGTGAGCGTGTAGTTTTCCGCGCCGTGGGGTGTGAGCTGATATCCATCACATTTGTACAGCCCCAGCTCACCAAGCGGCGGCGTCCACAAAAAGCCCCTGGCGCCCTTATGGGCGTCGATGAAGTCCATTATCTGCTTGGTGCGAATGCCATCACCGAGAAACGTGAGCGGCCAGGACTGCGATTTGTTGTTGATGCCATCGCTTACCGATTGCGCGTAACCATCGCCAAAGCCTTTGGTGCGGACCCTGAATTTTGCCTGGCCCTGCGGGTCAGTCCTCGGGCACCAGGTGAACCTTTCAAGCGCCATAGTTGATTACCCACTGATTGCTCTTTTAATGCTGCCGCCCTGCCCCAGGTCCTTGCGAATCAGCTGACGGTAACGCTGGTCAACAAAATCACCGAGATCCTTCCCGAACTGCTGATATGCGGGGTCATCCGCTGTAGCGCTGGTAGTCCCATCACTTGCGACAGTCACGGTCACATTTATCTGGGCAGGAGCGCCCATAGTGCCAGAGCCGCCACCAACAGCCCTCACACCAAGAGCACCACTCGCTGTTCTGGTCAGCGGCATGATTGCCTCTGGCCCAGCCTCCCCCATCAATCCCATGCCCCCGGCCATCCCAAACGCCGTTGGCTTGCTGACGATAGAGTTTGTGAATGCGCCACCATCGGCGAACATCTGCACGCCGCCCGACCATGCGCCGCCCTTGGCTTGTGGGAAGTAGCTTCCGGAGTAACCCCCAGCAGACGCCCCCAAGTTGGACGAAGTGGCACCAGCAGACCCGGCCGCAAGCCCATTGCCGCCAGCTGCACCACCACCGAAGTAACTGGCCGCCGCACCGACCAAGCTGCCCAGCAGAGCCGAACTTGCCTGGCGGGCAGCGATGCGCTCCATATCGGCCAGAATGGATTTGGTGAAGTCGGCAAACGACGCCTTACCGGTGATGGCAAAGTTCACCAGCGAATCTTCCATGGAGCTGAAAGCGTTGCTGAACATGCTTTTCGTCTGGCCGGCGACGTCTTTGGCGCTATCCAAATAGTCCTGCCAGGCGCTCTTCGCGCCGTTTGACCAGTCGCTTTGCGCAGAGTCCATCTGCGCCCATCCCTCCTGCATCGCAGCCACTTGCTTCGGCAGGTACGCATTTGTCAGGTCAATCTGGTCTTGAAGGGCTTTGCGCTGAGTGTCAGTTGTAGCTGTTGCAAGCTCGGTCCGAAGGGAAAGAACTTTATCGTTGGTCTGACGCTCAAGCTCCAGGCGCTCGAGATAGCGATCGGACTCCTTGCTGCCCATGCCGACGGCCGCAGCCTGTGCCGCATACTGCTCGCGCTGATTGTTGAGCTGCCGCTCCAGGTCAGCCTGGAACTGCATCGCCTGGGAAAGCCCGGTGGCGGCGTTAACCGCCTCGTTGAACTGGCTCGCCAACCAAGCGGTGGCTTTACCGTACTGCTCTTTGGAGATTTTTCCGTTTTTCTCCAGCAGTGCGATCTGTCCGGTCTGCTTGCTGAATTCGTGCGCCGCAGCGTTTACCGGATCATAGGTCTGACGGAGCTGATCAAAAGCCGTGGCGGCCTCTTTGAGCTGTGCCTTGAGCTTGCTCTGGGCATCCGTGGCGGCTTTAGTGGAGCCGTTGAGCTGGGCGACCTGCTTGTCGATTGCCTCAATTGCGCGCCTGTAGCGATCAGCGTTGGCGGGATCTTTGGCCATTGCTGCAACGAGCTCGGCACGGTCCTCCTGCAATTTGTTCAGGCGATCATAAGAGTCGAGCAGTTTCAGTGATGCCGCGGTGGTTCCAGTAAATGCCGCGGCGACTTTTTGCTCTTGTTGCTCAACCTGCTTATTTCCCTCAACCAGCTTCTGATCGCCCCAGCCGCGCAGATCGCTATAGGCCTTGTAGCTAGCCAGGCGTTCATCTGATGCTTTCTTGGCGGCCCCAAGGTCCTGCCCGAACAGATCGCCAACGAACAGCGTTGGATTGGTGGCGAACTTGTTGAACGCGCCCTGTGACTTGTTATAAGCGTCCAATGACCGGTTGGTGGCTTCCTCATCCGACACCCCTGCAAGGTGCCGTGTTTTCCGGTCGGTAGAGAAAAAGGATGTGACCTGCTTCAGATCATTGGCCATTGCGCGCAAGTCGTTGGGCAGTTGTGCCAGGCCGCTTGCGGCGGCGCCGGTCAACTTCACAACCAGCGCGGCCAAGTCTGCCATGCCCTGCTGGAACGCTGGATCCTTAACGATATCGCGCAAGCCATCGAGCGAGTTTTGCAGGGGCCCCATATCAACGTTTGCGAGCCCGGACACGAACTCGTTGCGCAACCCTTCGACCTGGAACTGCAGGTCTTGGATGATTTCGTTTGCGCGCACCAGGTTCGCGATCTGCGCAGGATCCATTGCGATCCCGAAGTCCTTGGCCTGCGCCAGGTACTTGCGCAGGCTCTCGCCCCCTTTATCGAGCAGGGGCAGCATCCGCGAAAGATCGTTGCCAAGGCTCTCGAGAATGTTGATTTTCTCGGACTGCGTTGAGACCTTTTTAAGGCCGTCGGCGATTGCCAGTAGCTGCTTGTCGGGCGCCATTCGCGCCAGCTCTTCGGCTGACAACCCCAGCTTTTTGAGACCATCTATGGCCTCCCCGCCGCCGGTGATAACTGCGTCGCCGATCTTGTCGCCGATATCCTTGAAGATGTCGGCCATCTTGTCGCCGCTGAGTCCGGCGCGCTCGGCGGCATACTGCCACTGCTGCAAAACGGTCGTCCCGATGCCCAGGGATTTGGCCCAACGGTCGGTCTCGGTAGTCGCCGCCGCAGTGTTTTTAAGCATCACCAGCGAAGCGGTACCCACACCCAGGGTGGCGGTCACCACGGTTGCAAGTGCGCCGCCAATCTTTTTGCCGGCGGCCTCGGCACGGGCCTCCATCTCCTTCATGCGCTTTTCGGTGAGGCGGCCAGCCTTATCCATGCCCTGCTCGAAACCACCGATGCGCGCAATCAGGTCCAGCGTCAGCGTGCCGAGTGAACGAGTAGCCATGGGCTATTTCCTGTAGGTGCGCAGGTCATGCCCATTCGGCCATGGCCGTCTCGAGCGATACCCCTGCTTTTTCTTGGTGAGGCATGAAGTCAATCAACTCTGCGGTGCCGCCGCCCATCCGATTGACCTGCAGCGCAATGATCGCGCCCATCTGCTCGGATCGAGCCGCCAAATTGAAGGACCCATGTTTGTTTCTGTACGCAGCCCAGGCCATGGCCTCGGGATAGCTGATATTGGTCTTGGCCTCTGCCACTGTTCGCCCGCCGACTCCGTTCAGCACCAGCTCATGCCAGAACTCATCGGCGGCCGTTAGTTTTTTGTGCGGTCCGCCCCGGTGTTATTAACCTCGTGCACTGCGGCAAGAATGGCCCAGCCCAGACCAGGGTTCAGGCGGTAAGCGTCTTCGTAGGAAATTGCCTCTTCGCCGTTTTCGCCGAGCGTCACGCAAGTGGAGATGTACTTGGCGTTACGGCTCTCTTCTGGCTCATTGGCAGAGAAGAGCTTTTCGATCATGCCGAAGGACTGCGGCATTACAAAAATCGAGAACTTGTCAGTGACAGGTTTGCCCTTGGCGTCTTCGTGTTTCCACACAACCGCCTTTTTTACCATGGCGCCGCCGACGAGACCGCCGGCAGCTTTCAGTTCAGTCAGATTCATGTTTCGCCCTTATGTGGTTTTCTTGATCCAGGCGGAACCGCCCGAACGCTGAATGGTTGCAGTGGTGGTCACAACGGTGTTTGCCGCGAACGAGAACGGGAAATCCGATACGTAACCTTCGAACACGAACCAGGTGCGCGTGGCCGGCAATTCGAAATCATCGCCGTCAGTTTCAAGCGTTGGCAGCGCCGTACCATCAGACCAGCCCACCGCCCACTTGATACTGGTATCGCCGTCAGCCTCGGAAAGCTGATGCAGGCGAATATGGCTGGCGTTGTTGGGATCAGCATTCAAGCCCAGGGAAGCCTGGCCAGGGGTGCGCAAGCCCTTCTTGTAGCTGCGCTCCTTGGCGCTCAGGCACGTATCTTCAATCTGGTCAGCCGGCGCACCGCCTGGGTCAAAGCTGGTGGCACACTCCACCTCCATGACGGTATAGGGGCCAGTGCCGGACAGTGGTGGAACGAGGGCAAAGACCTGCGTGCCCTGGGTGAGAATGGACATAGGTGTCTCCTGCGGACAAAAAAATACCCGCTCATGGCGGGCTTGGGTTTGGGGCTTGGTTATCGGCGGACAATCCAGTCCACGTCGAAGCTGTATCGATACAGGCCTGTCTCCGCGTCCTTGGTTTCACCGTTGTAGCTGGTAATCGTTGCGCTCAATTCGACCGCATATTCAATAGCGTGCCCAGCGGCCCGAGCTGCGGCGGCGGTGGTTCCGTAAACATCCACCTGAAGGCCGTAGGCCTCTGCATCGGGGCGTCCAGCCAAGAAGTTTTCCGGAGAGCCGTTGACCACCTGCCATACGCAATACGTTCCCGCAGGCGTGTCAGGCGCCATGCCGAACAAATAGAGACGCGTCGGGTTGGTGCCCAGCAGCGCCGTGACGCCAGGATCAGCAGCAGCAACTTGAAAGATTGGCGGATACTTCATTGCGACGCCTTTTTGGCTACACGCTTTAGTGCGCGGTCGATGGCTTTCTCGTACTCGGTTACGAATGTGTCAGTCGCTGCGCTGATATTGTCGGCAAGGGCTTTACGCATAAAAGGAGAGCCCTGCATTTTTACAGTCCCAAACTCCCAAAGCCTCCAGTGGGGGGTTGGCCCATTGGCTGATAAATCAGGTGCAGTCCCTTTCTTGGGAAGGACCGCGCCATGCAGCACACCGACCCGAAAGCCCAGATTTCCAGTCTGCTTAAAAAGCCGCCCATTCCAACGAATCGCGATGTTTTTGGCGATCGACCGGCCAGTAGCCGAGTCGTCCAGCTTCTCGGCGCCCTCCTTTGCTTTGTTGGCCACCAGTTGAGCAGCCTTGCGCAACGCTGAGCGCCCACCTTTGCGCTTTAGGTCGTATGTCACCGCCTCAAGCTTGCCGAGCAATGAATCTAAACCGGTGATGCTGAACTCCACGCCGTCAGCCATCGTTCACCCCTTCGCTGCAGGGCAGCGTCAGATAGTCCAGGCCACTGACCTTGTCCGGCAGAACGCCCTCGATGTTGTAGATTTTGTCCCGGTGGATAATGCGCATTGTCGAGTCAACGCCGGCGCGATACCGGATCACGACCCTGGCCGACACCTTTGACTGAGCAGCAGACGCAGCGAGGAAATCTCGGGCGGATAGCGGTTCTATGCTGGCATACAGCCTTGCAACCTCAAGCCAAGTCGGAGTCATCTCACCAGTCACGGGATCCTGGGTGAATACCGGGCGCTGCAACTCAACACGATGACGCAGCTCGCCAGCCCTCATGGCAAAACCTCCGGAGCAGGATCAACGACTCCACGCCAGTTCCTTGAAGCCCAAAGAAGCGAATCCACAGCCAGGGGTAGTTCGGCGGTAATGGTGCCGATCACGACCGCTTCACGAGTCGCGTACGAGTGCCCCAGCAGCAGCAAAAGCGCAGCCTTGAAGGACGCAGGGAAGTCAGCCACCAATTTGAGCGCTGGGTTGTCGCAATACCACAGCGCCCAAGCCAGGGCCGATTCGGCGTAAAGCTCGATCAGGTCGTCATCGTCTTCATGATCGACGCGCAGATGCTTTCGCATCAAGGCTATCGGCAGCAGATCGGTGACGGGGATGCTCATTTTTTACCGCCCGCCTTCTTTGGGGTTGTGGTGGTGGTTTCTGGCTCTAGGATTGGATCGGTCTCAACCTCTTCTGCCAGATCCAATCCGATCAAAGCCTCGGCATATTCGTCCTTTACTTCACGAACCTCGAACTGGCTGAAGTTGCCGGCGTGGTAGTGCGAAAACTGGCGCAAAGCGCGAATCTTGATCATGACGCAATCGGGGCAGTTACCTGCCCCGGCCTCGGTTATGGTGCGGTTGCGAAAGGACCGGTGATGATCGCGGTTGGCCGGTAGTGAGCCAGGGCCAGGCGCTCTTCACAGAGGATAGTCAGCATGTTCTTGACGAAGTTGTCGCGATCTTCGCGACTGACTTCGACGGTTGCGTCCATGCGGTCCCAGACCTGGGATGCCAGATCAAAGCCGCCGACGGTGAACGTGCCCAAGGCTTGAGCTTTAGTGGCAACCACCGGCAGGCCCCACATAACCTTGGCAGCGAACGCAGCTGGGCCACCGAAAATGTAGCGACCATCGGCGTCTTTCAGCAGCGCGATTGCGTGCCAGTCGCGCGGGTTGAGGATGATGCCGGAGGCTTCAAACTCAGACTCACTGGTCTGGAAGATAGCGTGGGCAATCTTGTCAGCACGGGTATCACCGGTCACGTTCAGCGTTGCGTCGTAGGCCGTGGCAACCTTATTCAGGCCGGTCAGGTTGTCGCCGGTACCGTCACCGTTCAGCAATTGCCCTTCCTCAACCAGGGACAGGCCGAACAACAGCCGGTTGTTCACGTACGACTCGAGCATCGGAGCATCGTCCATGACCTGGCGCGACGCCTGGATCCAGTGAGCGATGGTTTTGACGTTTGCCGTTTCCTTGGTGAACGTCAGGTTGGACTCGGGCTTCAGCGTGCCCTCCGCAACAGGCGCTGCGCTGTTGGTGAAGATGTTCTCACGAACATATTCCAGAGAGTTCGAACTGATTCTACCCTGGGCTAGCAGGTCGCGAATGGTGAGACGGCGCAGGCCAGGCATCAAAATACCGGCGTTACGCTGTGGCTCGATCAAAGCGCCGGCGGAACCTGCCGTACTACCCAGTTGCTTGTTGAAGCTCTTGACGTCTACCTTGCCCGAAGACTTGCCGTCCCAGGACTTTTGAAGATCGATTGCAGTTTGCTCTGCAAAAGACTTCTTCGTTTCCGGGTTGTCCAGATTGCCAGCAGCAAGCTTTTGCTCCAGGTCGAACAGGCGAGTGCCAGACTTGGTCAGCTCTTCCTGGACGGTTTGGAGATCGGTCTGCAGTTTTTTACTGACAGCGCCGGTCTCAGTGATTTCTTTCTTCTGCGCATCGAACAATTCAGTCATGTTCTTTTGCGATTCTTCAATAGCCTTTTGGATCTGGGCCAATTCGGACATGGTTTATTTTCCTACAGATGGGAAGGACTTAAGGCGATCAAGGATCGCGGTGATTTCGCCACCTTCGGAATCGCTCCGAACTGCGGACTTGATCCGGGCTACAAGGCCCAGAGCTTGCGACTTGGACAGACCGACCGAATCCCTCAGCCAGTGCTCAACATCGCGAATAGTTGTGATCGAATCCATGGACTTCATGGACTCAATAGTTGCCAGCTCATTGGCCGGGAACGTGCAAATGCTGATCTCTCGCAGGGCCGCCACGCTTTTGAACGCGCGCCCGGTGGCGATCATGTCGAAATCGTTTTTCATCACAGTGAAACCGACAGACATGCCCTCGACAGTCTTGTGTTCCATCGCAGCGCGAAGATCGTTAGAAACAGAGAGGCCTGGCGTCAGCTCGCCGCGAACGATCAAGCCTTTGCTGTCCTCTTCAAGCGACTGCCATTTACCCACAGGCAAACCGTAGGTCTGATGGTTGAAAAACATGCCAACCTGCCGGCTCTGCGTGCTCAAGGCTTTTTTAAACGCGCCTGGAAGGATGATGTCTCCATCCGAATCGATCACATCGAAAACGCTGGCATATCCCTCGAAAACCCCGGCCCTTCCGCCGGAATCGAATTTGATCTCAGCCTCAGCGAACGCCAGGGTCTTTTGGATGTTTGACATTTGGCAGCTCCAGAAAAACTAAACCCCGCTAGGTGCGGGGTTTGTTTGGCCAAGTTGAGTAAGCGGTACGTTCTGCGACTGCCTGGTGGCGACATCGCCACCAGCAACGGGTGGCCGGTTGTTGACTCGCCTGCCTTCGTTGATCGTCAGCAAGCCGGTATCAACCAGCGTCTTCATGTAGTTCGCCCTGGCGGTAGAGTCACCGCTGAGAAGGCCGTCGCGGTTGTGCTCAGCATGAACCCGCCCGAGGTCAGACGGCTTTACCAGCCAGCGCAGGATGCTGCACTCCCAGATCTCCAAGTAGGGATCAAGGGCGTACTGTAGGAAGCCGAGGTTCTGTTGCTCGATACCGGAGCCCCAACTGGTGGACTTTTCGACATCGCCCACCAGGTGGGGAGGCACACCAAAGAATCTAGCCAGTTCGCTAACCTGAAACTTCCGCGCCGCCATCGTTTCAGCGTCCTGCGGGCTCACACCAATAGCCTGGGTGGTAAAACCGCCCTCAAGGATCCACAGTCGCTTTTTCACCGGTCCGCCGGATATCTCCTTGAAGTTCTCTTCAACCTGGGCGCGCTGTTCTTTATTGAGAACCTTGCTATCACCAGTCATCAGCAACTGCGGAGACTTGGCCCCATTCGCGTAGAAGTCTCGCTGCTGATCCTCCATCGCCACTGCGACACCCGCGCTCTTCGCAGCAAATGCGATCGGGGAAAGCCCTACGAGACCATTGAAGCCGAACCCCTTGAGGTGGAAGATTTCTGATTGCTTGAAGTCCGCGTACTCACTGTCGCGGCGATATCGATACACAACCTTACGGCCTTCAAGCCTGACGTCCATGTTGGCCGAAAGAAGCGGGACAAGACTGATCACATCCCCGGCGCTGTTGCGCTCGATCAATGCGTAAGCGTTGCCGTAATAACAGAGTTGCATCGTCATCGACACGCGGAAGTCAAAGGCTGTCATGAAAGAGTTGGGGCTATACCGCAGCAACCGCGCCAGGGGATTATTGAGATCCGCCTTCCTGCGGTCATCACCCGTTGTTTCAAATACATCCAAGGGCATGCACGCTGTGACGCTGGATATCAGACGTACACATGCGAACACCGTGGATATCTGGAGCGAACGCTCATCGTTGACGACCGAATCACCCACAACACCCTGGGCTGAAACGGGACCTGTCTGCGAACCTTTTTCAGGTGTAACCAGGCGGCCGCCGACAAAGAAGCTCGCCATACGCGCCCAGAAGGGACTGCGCGTGCGCAGGTCGATGCTGTAGTCGGTATCTGCCATTACATGCTCATCGGTCTGGAGAGGAAGTCGTCGACAGAACCTTGCACCTCAGCGTTCGCCAGGATGCGGCCTATCGTCATGATCAGCGCGACGGCGCCGTCGATCTTGTTGTCATCACCCTGCTTGATCGGGCGTACGACGTCATCGTTGCCTGGCAAGTTCTTGCCGATAACATTGCCGATACACCAGGTCATGATCGGATTACCGTCATGATGGAACCGGCCCGCCTCAATCGCGGCCTCTAGCTCTTTCATCGGATCTGACATGTTGGTGTAGTTCTGGGTGATCGTGACCGGATTGAACCCTTGATCATCCAGGTCGTGACTGAGGCCGGTAGCCCCGTGTGGGTCAATTGGACATTCACGCACCGGGGCGTGGTGGTTCGCCTCCTTGGTGTCCTCGAGTATCTCGCGGTAGTCGACCTCGGCGCCGTCGGTCACTTCCAAATGCTTGGAGTGAATCCAAGCCTGGAAGCGCTCAGCCATGCGCTTGTTGTCGGTGTTAAAGGCGGTGTCGTATGGAACCCAAAACTTTGGTGCAATGCTGTAGTAGTGGCTCTTCCCATCGATGACACGCCAGAACAACCTGGCCCTTGAGTTCATATCTAGCTTTCGCGCCAAGTCGAAACCGGCAATCCACTCCTGCCCCTCGAACTGCTCCAGGGTCAGCGACGTATCTTCGCAAGCCTTCCAGCTTTCCATGTTGTAGAAGCCAGACTTGGCGCTCACCCAAAGGTTGAGGTGCTTCGTTTTGAAGGTGTTGGCAAAGCGGGCCGAGCGAATGGCTCGGGCCTGCTGACTCTCCAGGTACTCCTGAAATACCGACACGCCGTGGTTCGGGTTGGCCTTGGCCAGCATCTTCGGATCGGTCCAGTCGTCGCCCTCGTCGAGCGTCCAGATCCAGCCGAACAACTCTTCGTCCGGCACCGTACCGGCCAGCATCTCGACGACCTGGCGGCGCTTGTCGTAGCACGGGCCTTCAATGTCTGCGCCGGCCGTGGTGATGATGAACATCAGCGGCTGACGCCGGGCGCCCATGCCTGTGAGCATGGTGTCGTACTGGGCCGAGGTTGGGTGTTCGTGGTATTCGTCGACGATGGCGCAGCTCGGCGATGCACCGTCGCCCGGGTTACCGATCAATGGCTCGAACCGGCTGAAGTCGGACGGAATGTTCATGTTCGAGGCGTTCACCTCGATGCCTGCGGCCTGAATCAGCATCGGCGACTTACTGACCATCAGCTTGGCGGGTCGGAAAACCTCCCATGCTTGCTTCTCTGTGGTCGCACCGGCGTACACCTCGGCACCGAATTCGCCATCGGCAACGAACATGCTGATGCCAACGCCGCCGGCAACAACCGATTTTCCATTCTTCCTGGGCACTTCCCAGTAGCTTTCACGGAACCGGCGGTGCCCGCCCCTCTTCTTGACCCAGCCGAATGTCACCGCCAGGCCGAAAAGTTGCCAGGGTTCCAGTGTGATCAGCTGACGCTTGAATGCCCACTCGCCCTTGGTGTGCGGAAGCAGCTGCATCAGCTTGAGCTTCTTCTCGGCCTTCGCCGGGTCGAACTTGAAACGAAAGCCGCGCTTACGGCTCGCTGCCAGATCATCGAAGTGGCGCTGCACTGCCTGGTGGATATAGCGACACGCCGGGACTTTCCCGCGGAGCAACGACCGACCCCACGCCATCGCCTTGTCGACGTTGGGATGGGCAGATTTGGTCATCAGCTACTCAGTAGTTTGGCGAATTCGTTGGTTTCTTTTTCCTTGTTGCCGCCGATGAGTCGCGTGCGGCTGGCCGGGTCCAGGCCCAGCATCGAACCGAACGTCACCATCTGGCGCATCGTTTCGTTCGCGGCGGTAAGCGCGGGGTTCTTCATCGGCCCACCGGTGGCTCCGGTAACGACGATGCCGTGCAGTCGTATCGATTCTTGCGCAAGCCTCCAGTTGTCGTAGGCGCTACAGAAGGCCTCGACGTTGTGCAGGTCTGTGATCGCCACCACGTTCTCGCGCAGCAGCTCCGGTACGATCATGTTCCACATAGTGGCGGCCCGAGGGGTGAACCACTCGGGCGGATCAATCTGGGTAATCTTGGAAAACTGCGGTTCGGCTGTGTTCAGCGCGCGCTTGCCAGGGTTTCCGGCGAGTGCTTTTTTGGCCGTTGGCTTGGGTTTGCGACCACGGCCGGCGACCGTGGCGGTGCCTCCCATCGCGCAACTCCTGAATTTTTAATTTCGCGGGTGTGAAAAAACGATTGAGGGCGCGGTCTAGAAGCGAAAAGGCCCAGACTTTCGACCCTCCCCCTCCCTTTCTGCGCAAATCGTTCTCATTTGGTCGTTTTCCACTGCTTTTCGGCCATTTTTCTGTTTTCAGCGCCGGGAATTGCCGAAACCACCGTCCTCGGAGGCCGTTTTGCTGGAGTGGCACGGACCACACAGGCTCTGCCAGTTGTCACGATCCCAGAACAGGGTCATGTCACCTTTGTGCGGGATGATGTGGTCAACATCCGTCGCCGCGACCACCTTGCCTGCCTGCTCGCAGCATCTGCACAGCGGATGCTTGGCCAGCCAACCAGCCCGGGCCTGCTGCCACTTATAGTTGTAGTGGCGCTTGGTGCTGCTCTCTCGGGGCTTCGCCCAGGTCGAGCTCTTGAGTAGGTGAGCGTGATCATCACAGTACCGAGGGTTACGGGTCAGGGTGTTGCAGCCCTGGGCATTGCACGGCTTCTGCGGTCTCAGCGGCACGGGGTGCCATCCATGTACGTCAGCGGGCGGGCATCAGCGTCCTGCTCGGCCTGATCCTCTGCCAGCGCCTGGATCAGTAGCGCTTGGTGCTCCTCCATCCGCTCCAGCAGCGCGGTCTGTTTCTTCATCTCGGCCAACATCTCGGCCTGTAAGCAATTCGCTTGCTCGCTCATAGGCCAGCCTCTTCATCTTGTTGAACCATTCGCGCCGGGCGGCGCATCCACTGCAAGCCATCACTGACCTACCCGATTGAGCGCTTCATCCGCCTTGTCTACAGCCTGGGCAGCAGTGGTTGCAGCCTTGGTGGCCTTGTCGGCGGCGGTGCCAGTCTTGCGGGTCAGTTCTTCAAGACGCTTGTCCCGCTCTTCCATGGCCGTGTCGTAGGCCTTGCGGATGTCGGTGATCTGGATGCTCTGCTTATCGGCCAGTGCCCAGTAAGCAGCCTGATAGCCAAGAACAGCACCACCACCTACCAGCAGCAAGGCAATAGCCCAGACCTCAGTCCGCCTCCACCAACGCCGTGCAATGAACTCCAATGCGCATCTGTCCATTACGCGATACCTCCGAGCTTGGTGCGCAGGCGGGTGATCTCTTCACTCTGCAGGGTGACGCGCTCGGTGAGTTGCCCGACCTGACTGGTCAGCGCTTCGATCTTGCCTTCCATCCTGCCCACGGCTGCGGCCAGATCGTTCCGCTCTTTCGCGAATTGATCAGCACGGGACTCGGCTTCTTTGCGGGCAGCGCGTTCTTGGTTGAGCAGCTCATTGAGCCGACGCAGCGTACCGATATCGGCGTTATCCATGGCCCGATCGGTGGCGTCTTTAGATAGGAACTTGCGAAGCCAGAGCAGCCCGCCTAGCACGACAGTGGCACTACCGCCCAGCCAGGTAGCTGTGCCTGGGCCGAGGTCAGTAGGATCCATCCGATACTCCAGAAACGAAAAAGCCCCGCACAGTGGCGAGGCTCAGAATTTTTTGTCGTCTCTCATAACGCGCAAGATCGACATGATGGGGTTAATTTACGGCCAGCCGGCCAATGGGTCAAGCGGCATCTACAAAGATTTGTTCCCTGTCGAATATCTCGGTCGCATGGATCACGGCCTGCTCTTCGAGCTTCTCCAAACGCTTGTGGATTCCGCCTCGCCAGTTGCGGCGGGTGCGCTCCGGCGAGCCAGCCAGGTCCCAGGTATTCATGTCGTAGAACTCAGCTGGCAGCACGATCATGTCCGTCGAGCGCTTCCCAACCTGAACGCCCTTCAGCTTCGGGATGGCCCAGGCCGTCAATGCCTTATAGATGAACAGTTGAGGCGCCGGGGAAACCATGCGGGCCACCAGCCTGCCGATGGCACCAACCTTGTTGGCCTTGTGGGTTGAGTACTTGGCCACCAGCACATCCCACTGCGCCGGGTCCAACTGACGGTGCAGCAGCGCATACAGGCAGCAGTCGTAATCGAACTTGTCCCGCACTGACAGGGTGCTGCCGGTACCGCCCTGGCGCAGATCGGCGTCGATCAGCTTCTGCCATGACTGCTTGGTGCTGTTGTCGATGTTGTCTGCTGCCAGCACCCGCACCAGGGTGCCCATCACATCCTTATACATAGCCATGGCTTATCCCTCTGCCTGTGCGTTGATCACGCGGCGACCGGGCCGTGCCAACACCATGTCCTGGCACGCATGGATCGCCCTGCAAAACTCGTCGCGCTCCATCGAATGTTCGGTTGGGAGCTTTAGGTACTCGTTCCAGACGCCGGCAAGAAGGCCAGCGATAAACGCTTCGCGGTCAGTCAATACGATCGGCATGTCAGTCCCCTGTGAAGTTGGTGCCGCCGGCGCCGCGGCGGTTGTTCTGGTTGTACTGCTCAGACTCACCGCTGTACGGCTCCCCAAGGACTATTCGGCTGAACCGTGCTTGAGGGCTCTCTTTCTCAAGGAATTCAACACGGTTTTCAGCCGCCTGAAGGCGAATACTCAGCTGCGTCACCAGGACCTCCAGCGGCAGCGCCTCGCCGGTTTCGGCGGTAACCCATCCCGAGGCGTTGCACTGCACGCAGGCCAGTTCATGGAAGACGCCCTTGATCACCGCGCGACCGCGGCATGCCGGGCACTTGGCAAGGTCAAGCTGCGCGGCGCGGAATGCTGGGCCGTGGGACTTCTTCATTTGGCCTCCAGCATCTGAGCACGAAGCTCCGAGAGTTCGGCCTCAAGCCGGGCACACTGCTCAACCAGGCCCCCAAGTGCGCCTCGGCTGCGGTGAGCCTCTTCCATATGCCCGCGACTCATCGCCACCAGGGCCAAGAACGCATTGGGCGTGGCAGCTCCAAAGAATTCGATCAGCGCGCCTTGAGCTGAACGCATCGAACACCTGTCGCCAATGATGTCCTCGATCTCGCAACCGCCCGCTTTCGCGACTTTGGCCAGCCGGACCAACTCGGGAAGCGGGGTAAAACGTACTTGATTCGACATTTTTAAACCTCGCCTTTTATGGTTTCTGAATCTGGCTAGAGGCCGCGCCACTAAAGGCCTCGGCGTCATTGTGCGAATTTCCGTTTCTAGTCATGGTCGAGCGGTGAATCAGGTTGAAACCCTTCCCGTCTAACCAGTCATGCCACTTGTTCAATGCCTCGCGCTTGAGCAGTTCCGCCGAGGTATGGATGTAGGTCTGCACGTTTCGAGTCATCGTGTGGTTCACCAGCATCTCGCCAATGAGGAAGTCGACGCCCAGGTCAGTCCAGCCGGTGCGGGCCACCTTACGCAGGTCGTGGCTGGTCCACTCGCCCTTACCCAGTCGGGTGAACACGGCGCAGGCCTGGCTATCGCTCATCGGTCCACGGGTGCGAGCCGGGAACAGGTAGGTGCCCTTGTAGCCCTTGGCCGACTGCCAGTCCCGGTACCGCTCCAGCAAAGCGCACACCTGATGGGTGAGCGGCAGGTGATGCTCGCAGCGGGTCTTGGTGTTCTCGGTAGGAATGAACCACTCGCCCTGCTCTCCCAGGGTCAGATGCGACCATTGCGCCTGCCTGGTCTCACCGGCACGTGTCCCGTGGCACAGCATCATCAGGGCCAGCATGCAGTCCTGCGGGTGCCGATCAAACCCGGCAGCCAATTGACCGATCACTTCCTCGAGCTGCACCGCACGCAAGCGAGACGGCTTCGGCTGGATGCGGGCCTTGGTGAAGTCGGTGAACTTGAACCCGGCGATGGGGTTGGCGGTGATCAGGCGCAACTTCTCGGCCTGGCGGAAGGCAACCACCAGCACGCCCCACATCAGGCGGACGTAGGACAGCGACATTTCGGCCTGCATGGGCCACATGACCAGCTTGTCGAGCGTTGACCGGTCAACATCCTCCACCACCAGGGTGCCAAGTCGTGGCTTCAGGTGGCACGAGATGATCGAGGTATTGGTAGAACGGCGCTTGGCTGAAAGACTCCGGTCCACGGCCTGGCGGGCGGTGAACCAGTCGAGCAGCTCGCCGACAGTCTGCAAGGTTCCAGCGGCGGCCGAGGCCTTTGGATCAGCGGCCAGACGCTCGCGGATCTTCGGCAACGCGACGATCAACCCCTTCACCGGCAGTTGAGGAAACGCGGCGATCTTGTCCCACTTGCCACCCGACACCAGGTACCAGGTACCGCGCTCGCGGTTTTGATGGAAACGGAAGTACACGCCCGGGTACCGAGCGTCGCGCAGGTCACGCACTGCGCTGTTGCTGGCCTGGCGACGGATCTCCGCATCGGTAAACGAAGTGAGCATTGTCTGGGTCATGCGGCGGCCTTGGTCTGAGGTTGGAGAAGGTAGGCCCGGATCGCCTCGATGGCGTCGAAGTGCCCGCGGCAGACGATGGCCAGGTAACCCTGATCGGTCAGCGCCTGCAGGTATGCGTCCTGGGCCGGGGAAACGGCGGCGTCATGCGGCGCCGTGGCCTTGAATTCGATGTACAGCCCGAAGTAACCCCCGCGGGCCATGGGAAGCACCAGATCGGGCACGCCAGCCTTCACGCCCTGCTCTTTCAGCTTGATCGCCACCAACTTGTGCCGGTGCCCACCGTTCGGGACGTGAAAAATGAGCTTGGCGGCGACTGGGTAACGCAGCGCGACTTCCTTGAGCAGCGCGGCCTGCTCCAGGCCCTCACGATCGATGGACCTGGCGCGCACTGGCTTCGCAATGAATGGCTTCAAAGTTTTACCTTCCCTTCACTGATCAGGATGTCTTGGGTGCGCATGACGCCTTCGGCGAGGAACAGGCGGACCTCGTATTTGGTCAACTCCCCGGGCGCACGCAGGCGTCCGTCGGCAATGTCGTGGCAGTAGCCACAGGCCCAGGCCGCTTGGAAGTCGTTGGGTTTCATGCCCATGCCGCAGGTCCCGGCCAGGCGGTAGTGCGCCAGGACGGTGGTGGACGGCTCGCAAGAGCAGCCAGGGAACCGAACCTGGCAATCACGATCACGCGCGGCCTGGGTGAGCTTGCTCATTGGGAGCCACCCGCAAGTTTGGCGCGGAGCTCGGCCAGTGCCCCCCTCCCCACTTCTGGGGTGATTCGCCCATCAACCTTTGCCGGCAACGCCTTGGGCATTGGCTGAAGTGGCAATCCATCAAGCAGACGGCGAGTTGTTATCGTGTAGTTACGCTCGAATAACTTGAGGCTGAGCGCAGTGTCGAGCTTGTTCAGGCTCTCAAACCCGCACTCTTTGGCCGTGTGCCATACCGCGTCGTGCGACCACTTCCCCTGGCCGGCCATGCTTGGGTGAGCATTTCGGACAGCTTCGCGATGAGCGGCCGCAAGCGATGGCAGTCCGAGCATTTCGGGCGAAGGCTTGCACCACTCGATGAACTGACCAGGGCTAGGGATGAAATCGGACACCTGCTTACGAGCCTTGATCATGCCGAACTCGATCTGCCCCTGAGTGCGAATGCCTTCGTCGAGGAACGCCTGCATCCACTGGACCTTCGCAGCCCGGTAGGTCTCCTTATCGGGCCATGCCTGGCGCCAGGCTGAGCGGATAAGGCGAAGCTCAGTGAATAGGTCGTTGATTGCGGAGGCCATTTGGCGTCGACCTTCGTCCTGGGGCGAAGCGCTTTCGTCTGCCGAGATAAATTCGCCTGCCTTGGGGTTGGCCCAAAGGCCCTGGGTTACGACGGATACCTGCTTCATCACGATTGCACCCCGTTCTGCCAGTCAGTGCTGTCATCGTCGAACTCGGACGCTGGTACGGCCTTCTGTCGAATGGGCGTGACGTTGTTCGCTGCAGCGCGGACCTTGTCGTTGTTCACCCACTTGACCAACATGCTCACCCATTCGGCCTGGGTATTTACTTGGTGTTGAGGTTCGTAGTGAGCAGTGAACGCGATGCGCACCTCTTCGGTGAACAGATCGAGTGGCAGGCCACGGTGGAATGCGTAGGTGGCCAGTAACTTTTCGTCCGGCTCCCAGTCGAGCGTCATCTCGCTCGGCATTCGGGGGTCGACGGCCTCCTGCGCAGAGATAGGGTTTTGATCTTCTCTTCTCTTCTCTTCTTTAGGTAACGCACCGCTAACGCTTGCACCGTTACCTTTTGCGTTACTTGCCTTGTGGTTTGCCACACGCTTTGCCGTGAGAAGCCTGTTTTTAGCGGTCTTGCCGTTGTGTCGGTCGAAATGAGGAAGGCTGATAACACCGTCCACCTCGATCATCCAGGCCACCGATTTCATGTGTTCGCAGAAACCGATAACGCCAACCAGACGATCAAGTAACTTTTTGCTAACGCTTGGAGCGTTACCATTTTCTGTTTGTTGGTCGAACCAGCCCCATACGCGCATCAGCTTTCCGACTACAGCATCGGGGTCGATATCGGCCAGGTCAGCGATCTGGCAGACCTCGGGCTTGTCCAAGGTGGTGAGTTCGAATTTGATCCAGTCGCCGGCCATTACGCGGCCTCCTGCAGAAGTTCAGCGAGGCGTGTGAGCCCCTTTGGGGTGATCATTGGATCGAAGGCGGCGCGCTCTAGGCCGGTCTCTGGATCAGGCTTCAGGGCAGTGACCTTATGGGTCATATATCCGGAAGTGATGCGCGGCTGGTATGCAACCCAGCGCTTGCATCCATGGCGGCGGAATATCCAACGATTCTGTTCGAGCCATGCAAAGAGCCGAGATGGTGCAATGCCAAGCTGTTTGGCCGCGTCAGTGATGCAGATAGCTCCACCTGCGGCCGCCAAACGCTTGATAGCCGCAACCTTTGGCGCCTGGACTGAAACCAGGCGCTGTAGCTCCCCGTTCTTTTCGGCCAGGTCTGCCGCGAGACGCAGCGCGTCTGGAAGGGTTTGAGGAATAGCTACGTGTCGCGACACGCTTTCTAGTTCGCCAAGACGTGTCACGACACGATGACGGAGCGGAATGCTGTAACCGGTCAGCAGGGTTTCAGTCAGGATACGGTCGAGTAGGAACTCGGCGGTGTAGCCGCGCCCATCCTTCTCTTCCTGAAGATGGAGCAAAGTTGCGCCATCTTTCTGAAGGGCGTCACGCATCACGCGGATATCACGAATGACGTCCTTGTGTTGCTTGCCAGTGAGATCTGCGATCTCCCGGCTCGACATGGTGACGGTATTGCTTGGAGCAACAAGTGTGTTCATAATGGCCCCACTGTGTTTTACAAGTTGTTGAAAGGACCGCCCTGCCAGGCGGTTTTTTTATGCCTGCGATTCAGGCGGCCTTCAGCGATTCGCGCAGGATGTGCAGCGCTTCGATTGCTTCCTGAATGGCTTTCTCGCCCTGCGCCTTTTCGTGCTGGCTGATGTGGTTGTCAGCAGTCGCATCGAAGATCAATCGGCCGACATCACCGCATTCGGCTGAGAGGTGGCCAAGAGCAACCATCAATGGCTTGGCTGCAGGCTTCTCACGGGCGACCAGTTCGAAGCCAAACCTGTCAGCCAGGGCCATCAGCGGGCGCATGTCGCCGGTGTGCAGAAGAACGCCGAATAGATGCTCAATCGTCAGGTGATGATTCGAGTTATCGGGGTTCGAGCGCTGCAGCAGGCTCACGTGTGCCAGGCACATCTTCCCGGCCAGCTCTTCTGCCCCACTTTCCTTGATGGTGGTGTGGCAAGCCCTCAAGAAATCTTCCATTCGTAAAACCTCAAAATTGTTTCCGTGGCAGCGGCCGCCAGGTCCGGCGATCATTCGCTCAACAGATCAATGACACGGACGCGTTATGCAGCGGTTTTCTTTTTGTCGGCCTTCAATTGGCCGTCGGTTACAAGTTCAAGCTGGTACTGACGTAGCTCAGGGATCTCTTCGCCCCACTGCCGGACTGCCTCGTATGTGATGCCGAGCGCTTTGGCGAGGGGGGCGATCCCTTTGAAATGGTTAATTGCGTCGGCACGGTTCATGGCTGACTCCTTTGGGTATACGGCAATTCAAGCATGCTTGTGTTTACTAAGCAAGCATGCTTGCCAAGCTAACTTGTAGATTGCTTGCATGAAAATTACTGATCGAATTGCGAAACTTGTCCTGGCTAGAAAGCCTGAGATCGGGCCGCGAGGATTCAAAAGGGATATAGCGACCACCTGCGGGGTCAGCTACGAAGCTGTTCGCCAGTGGTTTGCCGGTGATACCGGCAACATAAAGAACGAAAACCTGGTAGCGATCGCTGAAGGCTATGACACGACGGTAGATTGGCTGCTATCAGGCAAAGGTGAGCCACCAAGCCGGAAGGCCTCGGATGCTCCAAAGGCTGGAAATTATTCTTCGGCGGATCTGGTCAAACAGATGCTTGCTAAGCACGGCCGGGGCTTATCGGAAGAGGCGAGAGCGCGAATTGCCGAAGTGGTAGAAGAGGTGGCGCTTGAGTCGAAGTCGACCAATGTGGTGAAAGTAGACTTCAGCAGGGCTGGCCAAGTCGGTGATGAGGTATGGATTGCCCACTACGACGTGCGCGCAGCGATGGGCGGCGGACAGATCCCGCACGAATTCCCAGAGATGCTTCAGGACATACGGGTAAGCCCCAAACACTTGAGGGAGATGGGAGTTTCGTTCAAAGAACACTTCCACCTCAAGATGATCACCGGGTGGGGTCAGTCAATGGCCCCGACGATCAAGGATCGCGACCCACTGCTGGTCGATATCACGATCCGGGAGTTCACCGGGGATGGCATATACCTTTTCTCGCACGACGAGATGCTGTACGTGAAGCGCTTGCAGAAGAAAGGCAAAGATCGCTTCAAGATGATCTCGGACAACAAACACCACGATCCCGAGGATATACGGGTAGATGACACCCACATCCTGGCGCGCGTGCTGTATGTGTGGAACGGCCTGCCGGTGTAAGACTATGCTCATCAAAGCCCGGCCAGCGCCGGGCTTTTTATTGCCCGCTAGAAAGGCGCCGCCTCTTCCTCCTGCTCAAACTCAACCTCGCCTTTCCCTGCCATCTCAAGCTCCTGCTGCTCCCACCTCACCGTCACGCTGCCGTCGTCATTGAGCGTCAACTCAAGCTCGTCAGTTTCCGCAATTACCCCCAGCACCTCTTCCCACTCCCGATCTCCGTCTGTGTCCAGGCGATGAATCGTCACCCACCGCTGCGCCTGCGCCACGGGGTGGTTGATCATCGACGAGACCCGCAGGCCGAGCCGCTCCATCCCTGAGATTTCTACCCGTCGCGAGTCCGCTGGGCCTGCCTTCTGCTTAGCCATAACCACCTCCCTAAAATGCTGTACATGCATACAGTAAGCAAAATAAACACAAGCGTGCTTGCATTCAATACACAAGCATGCTTTTATAAATGCAAGCCGACTTGTGCTTCTGAGCAAGTACAAGACGCGCACCGCTCTTTAACAGTCAGCGCAACAAACAACAGACCGCATTGCCTCTACCGGCGACCGGCGAGCAGACAGGCCCGAAAGCCTGCCAACGACAGGGATAACCCTCTACGGCTGCCCGATGGTGAAACGCCAGAACCGAGTGAACGACCCGGCAAGCAATGCGCCCCGCCCCTTCCGGCGGCAATAGGACGGACAGCATCACTGAGCAGCCTTCGCATAGAGGGCTGCTTGGCATGACAACCGAGAGGTAAAGCCAATGAAGCACGCAACAGCAATCTCCCAGCTCGAAACCCACGCATCCAACTGCGAAAACAACGCAGCCATCCAGGAGCGCGAAGGCGAACACGAAAGTGCCGCCACCAACCGCTCCGACGCTGCCGACTACCGCAAGGCAATCGAAGCGCTCAAGACTGAATAAGCATCACTGCTGCACCTTGGCGACAGGGTGCAGCGGGATGACAACCGAGGACAAACCATGAACCTCTTCACACGAAAGGATGGCCTCCTTGCTCTAAAGCCTGAGCGGCAGGAGGTTTGTAAAGCAGCAGGCGTATCCGTACTGGGCTTCGCCGAGAAAATGCCCAAGGGTGGGATCTTGCTGGTCGATACCCGCCCGCGTGCTTTCGTAGGGGGCCGGGGGCCAGACGACCCGGCGGCCACCATGATCATCATCGGCAGCGTTTTCAAGCCGGATAAGACCTATTACTTCGAGAGCTTCGAGCGTGCGCTGAAGAAGGCACTGAAGCTGGCAGCAGGAACAACCAGCGCCACGTCAGCCTGACGCAAACTGCCCGAGCACCTGGTACTCCTCAGCACCAGGCCGCATCGGAGTGTGATGTGTTTGCCCCGCAATGGGTGGGCCCAGCAATGGGAAGCCGGAGCGGAGGAATATGGGAGGTGAAAGCCAGTAATCCGGGCAGCCCAGACCGGACGACAGATCACACCCCGATGCGGACGAACATCCGGCACGCGCCGGCCACCTGCATCCAACAAGCCTAGAGAACGGTAGCCACTGCCAACCCAGTGAGCGAACAGAGGGAGGATTGGCAGCCATGTGAATCACAACGAACCCTAGACGCCACAGCGTCGACCGCGTGACGTAGGGAGGTCTACGAAGCGCACTGAAAGCCCGGTTTCGACTGGGCTTTTTTACGCCTTGCCTTTACCCGTCAGCACCCTCCCCTGGGCCCACCGGCACGTACCAGGCGGTCAGGGTGCTGACGAATAAACGCAACCCACTGAGGTATCCACCATGCACGCATCAATTCAACAGCGCGTAGACGGGGTTGCGGCCCTGCACGTTCGCTCCCGCATCGCCACCGAAGACCTCTACGCCATCATCGGCAAGGAGCCACCCGTGCAGAAGATTCGCTTTCAGATCCGCACCGCCGGCAAGGCTTACCACATCGTGGAGCTCGCCACCGGCAAGGTGAAGGGCTTCCGCTGGACATGGAAAGAGGCCAGCAACTTCGCCCAGGCCCTGGAATCTCGTGCAGACGGCGTGAAGGTGACGCTGTCGGGTGGTGCGCAATGATCGGCGAGCCAATGCCAGATCCACGGCACTCGATTTTCGACAACCTGAACCAGCAGTTGGAAGCGTTCTTCGGCTCTGGCAAGAAAGCCCAGGTCATCCCGAGCGGCGTTGGCGTTGACGGTCCCTACAACGGCACCACGGCACACCACGAGCGCCTGCGCAAAGAACGCGACAAGCTTGCACCCGCCGTACGCGCCGAAGCAGCCAAGGGCGTCGTGGCCAGCGTGGCAGCGAAGAACCTGGGCATGCACATCAAGCGCGTGACGCTGATCGCCCAGGAGAACGGCTTCAAGTTTGCCGACACCCCATGAGGCGCATCAGCAACCAGGTGCGCCAACGTCTTCGCCAATCGCAATTCAGCCTACCACCCAGCGGCCTCTTGGCCACCCCGGAGAAACAGCCATGTCCACAGCAACAGATACAGCCGAGTTTCTTGAAGAACTCAACGGCGGCGCCTTCGCCAGCCAAATCGGTCACGCCATCTCCGAAGTAGCCGCGGGGGTCGTTGACCATGGTAAGGCCGGGAAGCTGGTGATCACCCTGGATTTCAGCCAGATCGGCGAATCGCACCAGGTGAAGATCAAGCACAAGCTCGACTACAAGGTGCCAACCAAACGCGGCACACGTAGCGAGAACACCAGTCTCGACACCCCTATGCACGTGGGCACCGGTGGCCGCGTAACACTCTTCGCGGAGAAGCATGACCAGCTTTTCAGCCGCGACGACGCGCCAATCCCCAAGCGCACTTGATCTACCCCGCTCCCCCTCCCTCCGCAATCCAAGGAAATAAGCGATGTCACTTACCAAAGAAGCAATTCAGCTCATCACCGATACGGCGCTGGAAGCCACCGGCAAGAAGCTGGAAACACTGGCTCCTACCGTGGTGCTGCCGGAAAGCGCCAAAATAGTTGATCTTGAGCGATTCCAGGCCGGGCGCAGCCGATTCCGCGGCACCTACAGCACCCACTCCCTGGCAGATTTCAGCGCCTACGTGGTTGAGCGCGCAGCGCTTGGTGCCCGGGGTTTCATCGATCAGGACGCAATGAGCTGTGTCCTGCTGTTTAACCTGGGCACCGCCGATGTACCTGGCCACGCTGATGATCGCGCCGTCCTCAAGTTGAAACCAACCGCAGGCTACACCGCCGCCCAGCAAATCGGCGGGCGCGGCATCAGCCAGAAAGACTTGAGCGACTGGATCGAAGACTGGCACCAATACCTCACCCCGGTCGACGAGGCAGGCAACGCTATCCCGGTGGCCAAGGCCATTGCCGCCGTGCGCACGATCACCATCAAGGCGTCGAGCGAATCGGAAACCACCGTGGGCGAGACCAGCGCCAGCCGCAGCGCCATGGATCAAATCGAGGCTCGCAGCAAAGAAACCCTGCCGGTGTCCCTGCAATTCAGCACGATCCCGTTCGAAGGTCTGACCGAGCAAGTCATCACGCTGCGCCTGTCGGTCATCACCAGTGGCGCGGTGCCGGTGCTTAAACTTCGCTGGGTTGGCGAAGAGGTCCAGCGCGAAGACATCGCGCAGGAGTTTAAATCCGTGCTGCAGGAAAAAATCGGCGACGCCGCCAGGCTGTCTCTGGGCGCTTTCGACCCTAAGTAAGTAGCCATCACGATACCCCGGGAGGCAGCCCCGCCTGCCCGGGGGCATTGAGAGTATTGATCAACTGCCCAACATGGTCATGATGGAAGCTCCGATCGTTGTAATTGACTCAACTTTCGGTAAAGACTCAATGAGTCGCTTGACTATGGTTTTTTTGGGAGCCGGCGAATCAAGCTGAGTCTTAATCTCGTCAACCACCTCTATTGCTTCGAGCTTTTCATCTTCAGGAAGACCAAGACTCTCTACCTGAGATCTTAAGCCTTCCACTAAATTAGAGATTTCTGTATTCGAGTAAACGGTGTTTACGGAATTATCTACGCTTTGGTTATTAACCCGCGCGTTATCCCCATGAAAGTTGTAGATAGTGCTGTGGCTGACTCTCTCGGCTTCGGCTTCACCCATACGTCTCACAACCATCTGATAGTGAGCCTCGAAATCCATTACTGCTTCATAGAAGCCTGGCTCAACCACTTCGAACGTTTCGCTTCCACCATTAGACATATGGCGGATAATCAGATCTTTGGGCTCGATAAATATTGATGAGTCCCAAAGAAAAACCTTTCCTTTTTGAACGCTGGCCTTCAATCCATCAAATCGTTGGCCATTTGTTTTTAGTACCGAAATATTGTCCTTCGCGAAGTCGTCTAACATCCCACGCATAACGTTCCCATCCTACTGAGTGTTACTCGGCCTCATGCCGAGCAAAGCTATCAATACCCCACTTCCACGAATCACGCCAGCCGGCGAGGATCTCCTATGTCCGCACAACAGAAACTTCCTCAGTTCATCCATGGCCAGCCGAGCATGGGCCTGCCGTTCGAAAAAGAACTGGTGGTGGACCTGTTCGCCGGCGGTGGCGGTGCCAGCACTGGCATAGCCCGGGCATACCGGGAGCCGGACGTGGCCGTAAACCACAACCCAATCGCCCTGGCGGTGCACCGCGCCAACCACCCCAAGACTGCGCACTATGTGGCAGACGTGTTCGAAGTTGATCCGCGTGAAGCCACTGGCGGGCAGCCGGTCGCGATCATTTGGGCATCGCCAGACTGCCGCCATCACAGCAAGGCCAAGGGCGGCGCTCCCCGCGATCGAGGTGTGCGTGGGTTGGCTTGGGTGGTGATTCGCTGGTTGTTCGTCACGAAGTCCCGCCTTCTCTTCCTCGAAAACGTCGAAGAGTTCTGCGACTGGGGCCCGATCGACGATGACGGCCAGCCGATCAAGTCTGAGCGCGGCCGCACTTTCAAAGCGTTCATCGCCGCAATCAGTACCGGGCTACCAGCTGATCACCCTGACATGCCGGAAATTATCGAGGCGATCGGTGAATTCGTGCCAATGGAAGCTCTGGTGCGCGGGCTTGGCTACAACGCCGATTGGCGGGAGCGGATCGCCGCGAACGCAGGCACCCCGACCATTCGAAAACGTCTTTACCTGGTGGCCCGCAGCGACGGCAAGCCGATCGTTTGGCCGGCGCCAAAACGCCACAAGCGGCCTGCCGCAAAACAATTGCCGTGGCGTTCTGCGGCCGAGTGCATCGACTGGAGCAACCTCGGCCGCACGATCTTTCGTGAAAAACCGATGGCCGAGAACACCATGCGCCGCGTGGCCAAGGGCTGCTGGCGGCATGTGCTGACCAGTGCGAAGCCCTTCATCGTACCTATGCGCGGAACGTCATCGGCGCACACCAGTACCCACGGTGTCGAAGAGGCGCTATCGACCATCAGCGCGGGCGGCACGCATCACGCATTGGTGCAGCCGGTTGCTGCGCCGTTCCTTACCGAGTGCGCCAATGGGTCATCTCAACGTAACTTCGATGCCCAAGAGCCACTGCGCACGCAGGTCGCACAAGTCAAGGGCGGACACTTCGCGATGGTCGCTGCACACATGACTGCATTCGGGCAAAACGCAGCGGGCAGTTCACCTGACGACCCGGCGCAGACAGTTCTGGCCGGAGCTGCGCGCCACGGCATCGTAACGGCGTTCTTCGAACAGGCGAATGGCGGTTTCTACAAAGGCGACGGCCGATCGGCCTACGACCCGATATCGACAATCTGCCAGTCCGGCGCCAACCAGCGCCTGGTGAGCGCTTATCTGGTGAAGTACTACGGCCGCGAGAAGGACGGAATATCGCTCAATGAGCCGATGCACACGCTGCCGACAAAAGATCGCGTTGCGGTCGTCGAGACTGTAGAGGTGCCCGATGCGCTTACTCCTGAGCAGATGGAAGGCGCCCGCCGCTGCGCCGCGTTCATGCACAAGTATTTGCCGGAGCACTTCAAAGACCCAGCGGAAATGGTGATGGTCGGCGGCTACGTGCTTATAGACATCACCCTGCGCATGTTGCAACCGCCCGAGCTGAAGGCCGCACAGGGCTTCGACAAGGACTACATCATTGACCGCGGGCTGTTTGTCGACCCGGTTACAGGTGCCGAGGAATGGCGCGACGTCAAGAAGGCCGACCAGGTGCGCCTGATCGGCAACAGCGTCTGCCCAGATGAGGCCGAAGCCCTGGTCAGGGCGAACGCCGCCGACATCATCGAGCTTTATCAACGCCTAGCCGCGTAACTCCCCCCACTCCACCGCCCGGGCATGGCCCGGCAAGGACTCCCCGTGCCTACAGAAAACAAGACCATCGGCCAGCAGCGCCTGGAACGCATCATCGCCGCAAACGAATTCCTCAGGGTGATTGCCAACTGCGGCCGGCGCTTCTTTCGTGATAAGGGCGCCGGCCACGATGCATACCTCGCTCTCAATGGCCGACGCAATATCGTCTGGCTGTTCGATGACTACACCGGGACGCGCATCAACGTTACGAGGGAAGGCCAGTGGGACGGCTTCTCGCACGGCGGCACACTGAAAAGCCTGGTCGGGTCTATCGGTTCGTTCGTACTCAGCGGGAAAATGATGCGCTACGGGTATTTCCAGCCCGTGATGGACAACGGCTTCGAGAATCCATGGGGCTATGGCGACGACATCTTGATTGTTCGAGATGAAGGCGTGCGCCTGGGCTTGATCCGCAACCCATCAGAGCTAAGGGAGGCCGCATGATCAATCTCTTCTGGCGCCTGGTCGCCAAGCTGCTTGCGCGCCCGGCGGTTGCCGCCTGGCTCATCGCCCGAGCCCAGCGCACACCGTATCTGCACATCATGTCCGCAGACGGCAAAACCCGCTATATGGGCCGCTGGTGGCTGTTCAACCCCTACTCCCGCGAAACGCACAAGCCCGCGCTGTGGTGGTGCCCGTGGTCGTTCCGCATCCACCACATCATGCGGCCCGATGAAGACCGGGATCTGCATGACCATCCCTGGAACGCCCGCACCATCGTCCTGCGCGGCTGGTACACCGAACAGCGCTTGCTAGACCACGATGACCCGGTGCTGTCCGGCCTGAACGTGCCCGCCGGCGCCCAGGCGACGGAATACATCGACCGGCACGCCGGTGACACCGCTCGACTCAACCACGGCGAGTACCACCGGATCGACGAGCTATCGCCCGGCGGCGTCTACACCCTGTTCATCACCAGCAAATGGCGAGGTGACTGGGGCTTTCTGGTCAACGGCGTGAAGGTGCCATGGCGCACCTACACCGGCACAGACAATTGAGGTTCTGATAATGAGCAAGCCAATTCAAACGGTTGAAGAACTGGACGCCGTGCTGCACTGGCGCGGCAAGCACACTCAGGCGATCCGTGAGCGTGACGCCCTGCAACAGCTGCTCAACCAGCGCGATGAACAGGTCGAAACCTTGAAGCTGCAGCGCCAGGGTGAGGCGGCGGCATGCGCCCATGAATGGACGGACGACGGTGAGTTCACGCTGACATGCACGAAGTGCGGCAAGACAGAAACCCATGAGCCGTACGGCTGGGTGCAGACGCGCGGCAACGCGATCAACCATTTCACACAGGAATGGGATGTGGTCGAATCCTGGGAAGATCAGGGCTTTGAATACAAGGCGATGTTCGACCACGCAGAGCAGCCCGCGCCGGTAGCGCCGACGCACCCATTCGCCGAAAAGGTGATCCGCAAGCTGGAACGCTTTCAAGAGTGCGCGGACGACAGCCAGGGCGCGGACATTGGCCGGCACTGGTTCGACTTGCTCACCCAACTCGGCCTCCTGAATCGTGTGCAGCGCAGCCCTGCACTGTGGGAAATGACTCAGCAAGGCGAAGACGCACTGAAATTGTCGCGGCAGAGCGCCAAATCCCGATAGGAGTACATCCGTACTCCACCCGCAAAACCTGTAACCCCTCCCCCTTCAAAGTCAGCCGCTATAGCGGCAAGGACGAAGTCATGCCCAGAAAAAACCACCTGATCGTCGACTCAGGGTGCACTCAGGATAACGAGCGCTGGGCGCTCTCGGCCTGTGGCCTGAACGAAGATTCAGAAGTAGCGTGGGACGGAACACACCAACGCGACTTTGTCAGCTGTAAGCGGTGCCAGGCGAAAATGGCCAAGCCGCGTCCGGCGCCGGAGCCATTCCATAAAGAGCGGCCCATTCTTTTCAACGGTGCAATGGTCCGCGCCATTCTGTCCGGTCAAAAGACGGTCACTCGCCGCCCGATCAAAGGAAATCAGATCCCGACCCGCAGCAAATCTGACTCACCGGAACATCAGTGGATTGCCGTTGTTCAAGACCATCCGCGGTGGGGATTCGCCGCGTTTGGCGCGACCGAGCAACAATGCGCCGCCGAACTCGCCATGTACGGCGGGTGCCCATATGGCCGGCGCGGTGATCGGCTGTGGGTGCGCGAGACCTGGGCGGCGGACGCACAGGTCGATGCGGTCGCGCCGCGAGACCTGAGCCAAGGCGAGCCGATCCATTACGCAGCGGACGGGGCTGTCAGGCAAACCGGATGCTCGATGATCAACCCAGGCAAGGGCCGCCCTTCCATCCATATGCCTCGCTGGGCCAGCCGCATTTTGCTGGAGATCACCGCCGTTCGCGTCGAGCGGTTGCAGGACATCAGTCGCGCCGATATCCGGGCGGAAGGACTGCTCTGTCCGCCGGAACTCGCAAGCGATGACGTTTCACCGAATTACCGAGACTGGTACCCGGCGGCATGGCGGGAGTTGTGGGAGTCCACTGGCGGCGACTGGAACTCCAACCCGTGGGTCTGGGTGGTCGACTTCAAGCGGGTGACGCCATGAGCCTCCGCCAACGAATCATCACCTACATGAGCGGCGTACAAGGCGCTGGCGGTTGGTTTTGCACCTGGTGGTTCCGGTTTCACATTCAGCCGTTCACCACCAAGCAGATCCGACGGGAGCTGGAGCTGATGAAGCGCGATGGCCTGGTCGAGTCGGATCACAGACAAAGCAACAACACCAGATGGAAACTGATCGAGGTGACGCCATGATCGCCCCCCTCTGGTTCGCCTACGTCTTCATCTACAAGGTGAATAAGCCATGACGCAGACAGCGCAGGAAAAGTTCGAAGCGTGGCATTTGGCCCGATTTCCGGGAGCAAGTCTGTCGAAACGTACAAATGGTGAGTACATCAATCTGTACGTAGGCATGTGCTGGATTGGCTGGAGCGCATTCCGCGATACGCTGGTGGTGGACATGCCAGCCGTCGAGGCCTGGGACAACGACGGGCGCCTGGACCGCGAGAAAGACGACACTGCCGATTGTGCAATAGGGTTGGTGCCGAGCTTTGATGTGCGATTTTTACTGGCAGGTGCTGGCATCACTATCTCGGAGGGGCCCAGGCCATGAGCAAGCGCCAACCAATGCAGCCTGTGGAAGTAGCGGCTGATCAAGTCGTCCGCTTCAAGAAAAATCAAATCATCTGCGATATGCAGGAGCTGTGCGCAAAGCACGGCTTAGACCTGAACGACATCGCCTGTCGCGAATACTCAAAGGATGATCGCTCGCAGCTCATGCAGTTGATCGGCTACAGCGTTTCCGGCTATGGCAACCTCGACTGCTCTAGGGCTAAGCATGTCATGCGCGCTGATGAAGAAGCTGACGCCCTTAGCAACGCCGTACTTTCGAAGTAACCCCAATCCCCCTACATGCCTGCCGGTGAGCGGCGGGCGGAGCTATGCACATGCCAAACCATATCACCAACAAAGTCGACGCCCCGAAAGAAGTCCTCGCCTCCCTTCTGAACGCCGAAGGCAAGATCGACTTCAACACCGTGATCCCCTTCCTCGGTAGGTTTGATTGGTGTGGGATCGACGGCCTGGCCGAGACTTGTGCGGAAGCCATAACCGGCACGCCGCTAAACAATCACCCACTGGTCGCCGCTCTCCAGCGTGACAGCAGAAACAAAGCCAGCATTGACGGGTGCAGCGACGAGCAATTCGAACAATTCGTGCAGATGCTGCGAAACAAGCGTGCTACTGGGCACTTCCACACTCTGGATTTCGCCCGCGACAAGTGGGGCACCAAATGGAACGCCTATAGCCAGCTGGTTGATTTAGATCAGCGCGTTTTCCAGTTTGATACGGCGTGGTCATGTCCAGAACCAGTAATCAAGGCGCTCTCCGGCCTCCATCCAGAAGCAGAAATAACGCTCCGGTTCGCTGATGAAGACATCGGTAGCAACTGCGGAACCCTGTTTTTCAAAGCCGGCGATATCATCAAGTCGGACGTCGCGCCCAGCTGGAGCCAGATGAACCAGGCAGAGCGGGCCAAATGGAAAGCCTTCGCGCTCGATCTGACCGGGCGTACCGCTGACGAAGAAGACGACGAATAACCCCACCTTCTGCCGCCCAGCGCGGCAAGGACACCCAAACCAATCAATCCACCCGGCAACGGCGTGGCGAGGCATTTCTATGGCCAACACAAAGCTGGCGCCGGTCCTAGAGACTGCGCCGCGCTTCATTCGGGCGAAACACGCACCCACTTACCTAGGTATGTGCCGAGCAGTTTTCGACGAAGACGTCCGCCCCTACATCCGTGAATTCCCCATTGGAAAACAGGGCGTTGCCTTCGACAGGCATGAGCTTGACCAGTGGGCAGACGCCTATATCGAGCGGATGGCGATTGAAAAGCAGACCAATCAGGACAACAATCCGCCCCGCAGTGGGCGCCAGGGAGAAAAACAATGGCGCGAAAAACAATGTCGGGCCTCTACGAGAGGAACGGGATTTGGCACATCGACAAAGTCGTCAGAGGTTGCCGACTTCAAGAAAGCACTGGAGCAAGCGAGAGGGAAGAAGCCGAGCAGTACTTGATCCATAGGCTGGAAAAGCTTAGACAGGAAAAGGTTTACGGAGTGCGCCAGGTACGAACTTGGCGTGAGGCGGCCACACGGTTCTTGGTGGAGTTTAAGCATCAGGCATCAATCGCTCTGTCCGCCTCACATATTGAGCAGCTGGACCCGTACATTGGGGATCTACCAATCACTCATATAGATGACGGAACACTGGCTGCTTTCAAGCGGGACCGGCAGAAGCCGACCATGAACGAAAAGGGGAAGGTAAAGCCAGGCGTATCGAACCGGACTGTCAACATCGCGTTACAGCGTATTGTTCGGATCTTGAACCTGTGCCACAGGAAGTGGCGAGACGCAGAGAAGCGGCCGTGGCTGGATAGCGTGCCGATGATCTCAATGCTGGAGGAGGCGAAGTCAAGCAGGAAGCCCTACCCGATGTCCTGGGCTGAGCAGTCTATGCTGTTCTCTGAGATTCCGGATCACCTGTTGAGGATGTCACTCTATAAGGTAAACACCGGGTGCCGAGAGCAGGAAGTCTGCAAACTTCAGTGGGATTGGGAGATTAGGGTTCCGGAATTGGGAACGAGCGTGTTTCTGATCCCTGCTGATTTTGGCGGGAGAAGTGAAAAGTCAGGCGTGAAGAACGGCGACGAGAGGCTGGTGGTTCTGAACAAGGTGGCGATGTCGGTCATCGACGGGCAGCGCGGGCTGCACTCGAAGTACGTCTTCCCATACGGGCAGCCGGACGAACGCGGGCCGACTCCGATGCATCGGATGAATGACACAGCGTGGAAGAAGGCCAGGGTGAGAGCAGCGGCGAAATGGGAGTTGGAGCACAAGTCGCCGGCACACCCTGGGTTCAGATCAATCCGGGTTCACGACCTCAAGCACACCTTTGGGAGAAGGCTACGTGCGGCGGGCGTAACACTGGAAGATCGGAAGGCGCTCTTGGGACACAAGAATGGCAGCGTTACTAGCCACTATTCTACCGCAGAGCTTGAGCAGTTGATCACGGAGGCAAACAAAGTGTCAGCGACGGATTCACGCGGGCCGGCACTGACAATCCTGAGGAGGAAAACGGGATGA